CCATTCCTGAGGTTCTGTGCTAGAGTGTAAGCTTCCTCAATGGTATAGAAACCTCCCGGAAGGCTATACTCCAACACAGTATCAGAGTCCCTAACGTATATGTTTATGAACACAGTTAGTAGCTTGTCAAATGTATCAGCATTTTTATATACATCAAGTAGATGTAATATCCGCTGGACATTTTCCTTTAGATAAAAGAGAGGTGGGAACTCTCTAGGGTTAAGCGTAACCTTACTATCAGTAAGACTAAGTGCTCCCTCAAATGAGTCCTTACCTCTCTCTAACCATGAATTGACTTCCTCGATAAATGTATCGTAGTTGGGATTAGTCGTCCCACTCATCATCTTCGTCATCTTCATCTGCGTAATCGTCTTCGTCATCTTCGACATCACCAGCAGGTTCAATCGCTACCACGTCCCATTGAGGTTTGTCATTGTAAGGCTCACCTTCTTCAAGGGTAATGTTCACATAGCGGTCAATAAAGTCCTCTGTGTCCATTTCACCTTTAGGGTCAAGTCCTACAGCCTCAGCAAGGTCATATAGGTCAGCACGTCCAAATGCTGTATCAAACATACGGAAGCCGTAAGTCTTAGTATCAGTACCAAAGTCTCCACGGAATGTTACCTTGTAGTAAGGCTTCTTGCCTTGTACTGAGGGCTCTACCCATTCAAAGGCTTGGATAACTACTGTAAATGTACCTTCTGTGTAAGTGAATGAGAGTCCTTCGCTCTTTTCTGCTGTAAATTTAATTTTTGCCATTGTAAATATCTCCTATTTCTTATTGTTCTTCTGATTTCTTAGTAGCACGTTTGCGTTTTGGTTTTTCTTCTTTCACAGGGGCTTCTTCCTCTTTAGCCTTAGCAGGCTTCTTAGTGGTCTCTCCTGTGATAAGTTTTGTGAGTTTAGCCCATGTAGGGTTCTTAATCTTGTTAGGAATTTCAATTCCCGGCTTACGTGTTACCTTAGTGGTCAGGATAGGATTACCTGCTACCTGAGCAATGTAAACTTCCTCAATGGAGCGTTTACCGTTTTCAAACAGCTTTTTATTCTCCTTCTGTGCGTGAGCAATGATACGTGCTGAAGCTTGTAAGTAAGAGCGAACAGCAGGTGAAAGGTTAGGGCAGATTACTTTAGGAACATCTTCTCCTTCATCTTCCTCCACGTTAATGCTCATTTCCTGTGCAATCACAAGAACATTTTTACCGTCATAGCTCATACCGACCAGCTGGTCAACAAGGCTCTTAAGTAATGGAGAAGCTTCTCCATAGTGCTGGATTTGCATTTTATCAACTTTGTACTTTTCCATGATATGTTTATAGCACAATTCTTGGACATTTGTAAAGTGGTCAACAGCAATGCTGTCATATTCACCTGTCTTAGCGATTGCAAATGCTTCAAGAACATCTTCCCAGTTGTAACACTCAGCTACATCATAGCGCTCATCAGGGGTCACAGAGGCTAATCCCCGGTCTGTGTCAATGATAAGGGTCTTACCCGGAAGTGAGTTAATCACATGGGACTTTCCGGCTGAAGGTCTGCCATATATAAGCGTTAGCTGGTGAAGTTTCACCTTTGTCAATGATTTTAGTTTCATTGCAATATCTCCTTTTGTTTAGTTCTAGTATAGTGTATCACAGGGGGTGGAGTAAGTCAATACCTTTTTGCTAAATTTTTACAAAAAATTCATCGTTTTTTACATAAAATTGTAAAATGGTACTCGAACCATATTCTCTTAGGTTACTTCTTCCCCAATCATAGTTAATGTGCCCTGTGTTATTGATGATAAATTCAGGCGTATATCCGTCTTTCTTATAGACATATATCTTATTACGCCCTTTGTTATACCTGTAGAAAGCCCTTAGGGTGAGCCTGCTTCCATAAGCCATTTCAGTATCACGGAACTTCACCCATGGTAACTTCCTATTTACCCGTCGAGCCATATCCACCTCTATTCTCATTACCTAAATGTTTTACTGGTAAGAAAATGAGGTCAGGCTGATTTCTAAAGATACGGAACTGACACACACGCTGACCTGCTTCAAGCTTTCCGTCCCGTGTGGCATAGAACATAGCTCCCCAAGTATCATCATCACCATTATAGTCATTGTCAATGATACCCACAGAGTTAGTCAATAACAGCCCTGTGTTCTTAAAGGTACTTGAGCGTGGATATACATGGGCTTCAAAGCCTACAGGGAGCTCCATTGCTACTCCAAAGTCCACCTTGAGAGTATCTCCTGCCTTGTACTCAATATCCTGAGGGACATACATATCTACACAGTCTCCATTGACCGCCTGTGTCCCAAAGGAGTATTTTGTGTCCTTATAGCGCACACGGATTAGGGACTCCTTAGGATAGCCACTGTACTTACCAATGTCACAGAAGAACATCAACAGCATTATGAGGAACATTACTCCAATAATGATGTATTCCATTACTGACCTCCGTTGTTATCCACATATTTAGCCTTCAAGGAAGCAATTAGCTCATCTAGGCTCTTGTTCACCTTGTTATTAGCCTCAAGGGCTTCATCAAGCTTCTTGCCATAGTTCTCTGTGGCTTTAGTAATCTTAGTCACACGGGCTTCTGTGTCTTTCTTTAGCTTAGTGAACTTAGCCTCAACACTTTGTGTGTACAGGAATGAAAACCCAAGGGCAATAACCAAAGCAATGTTAATAATAGTGTTAATGTTTTTCTTAATGAATGTCATACTCATCTCCAATCAATTTGTTAATTAGGGTAATCATGTTATCAATACCCAATAAGTAACTTTCTGCCTCAGTTGTGAGTACAGAATTAGCAATAATCAAATACTGAGGATAGGTCATAGCCTTATACTCCTCAAACTCAGGGAATTTTGCACAAGACACAGAGTAATATACTCTATCAGCCTCTTCCCTAGCTTTGTGCAGGAACACAAGAGCTTTCTCAAGGTCATGTTTCCCATTCTTATCTTTATAGCGCCATACATATTTCACAGCTGAGGCAATAAGAGGGTTTAGCCCATAGTGTAGCCAGAAGTCCCAGCACTCCATTTTATTGCCCTCCTGTGTATAACGCTGAGGATTTCTAATTTCCTCCATTTTTAACCTCCTGAACCGCTGAACGAAGCTCTAGGTCTTCTTCTTGCTGGTCTTTTCTTCCTTCAAAGTAAGCTTTCTTCGCTAAGTCAACACTAGCGTCTTTTGTGATATAGCCCTGCTCAACCTCTTCAATAGGCATTGTGTGTTCTTGAATATGGTATGAGTAAGCTAGTGCCCCGATTATAAAGCCTAGGGCTACGGCAAACAAGTATTTCCACATATCAGTCCCTCAATAAAATTCCAATAACTCCTAGTGAAAACACAACAAGTCCTAGTCCCACAAATAGTAGTTGTAGTGGTGTCTTCACATAAATCAGTAGTAAGAGTATCCCTGAGCCAACTACGAGTGTACAAGCTAAGATTAACAATACTCCCATGATACCTGAAAGAAGTTCTCTCCACATATCAATCTTCCTCCAAAAAGTTCTCAGCTACAAAGGTATCAAAGTCCTCTGTGACAATTCCTTGCCATACCTTGAATAGTTCATCATAGATGTCAGGCATATAGTCACCATATTTATACATTTTGAACTCAGGATTTTGCTCAATCATTCGTACAAGCATGCAGAACTGCTCAAAGAACTCATCACACAGAGCCTCTCTGTAAGGCATATCAATAGCAAGGTACTTATAGGCTCTACCTACTAGCTTTTCCTTAGGATTGATACACTCAAATACAAAGTTTCGTACATTGTAGCCTAGCTTAGTCATGACATACATATACATATTAGCCTGTAATGATAGCACCATTTTATCCTGAGCAGGTTTTGTGCTATAGGTCTTATAATCAACCAAAGTCACAGAGCCGTCTTCATTAGTCCGAACTGCGTCCACATAGCCAATAAACCCTACCTCTGTGCCAAGACCGATTTCCTCTGAAATATCAAGAGTAATCTCTTTCTCAACCTCAGTAGTCTTAAATAGTCCTTCAAATCCGAAGTGCTCAAAGTAGCGCTCAGAGGCTCTAATCCCCCCGTCAATACTTTCCTGTGCAAAGTCTACAACAGAGGCTTGCTTTAGTGCTTCCTTGCTATCTGTGCCTGTAGCTACAAGCTCCATGACACGGTGCATGACTGTTCCTCTATCCATATACACAGTGTTGATTTTGCCTTCTTTTGGCTTATATTTTGCAATATACTTACACCAGTGCTTCCATGGATTTTCTAGGTAAGTGTTTACCCGTGAAATACTATATCTGTTCATGATATTCCTCTTTCGTAATATGCTGTGGATAAATTATCCATTCTAGTTATATTCCTCATAGAACGAGGCTTAAATACAGACATGCTGTATGGATCTTCTTCTGAGTTTACAAAGCCTATTTTGAGCTTAGCTTTATCAATTACAAAAGCATTTCTCATAAACTTAGGTTTTTCTAACATTTCCTCAAATGAGTCAGGCATAGGACCTTTAAATCTTACTAATTTATAATAGTCCTCTTCCATAATCTCATATAGAAACTCCTTGTGCTCATCATCAAGCTCCACTACTTTATACTCAACACCATAGCTCTCCAGAGTCTTCTTAAACTCTCTCACCTGTGCCAGTACATTTATTCGTGTATTCTTTGTTGATAAGTAATAAGGGTTCATTACAATTTCAACTACCAAATATCTCCTCCTGTGTTACAATCAGCATGATTACATGATTTCTTGTAGTAATCTTTTTCACAGGGATAGTCTTGTCAAGTAACTTAAACTCCTTTGTGTGCTGTGTTGTAAAGCCATCAAAGCGGTAACAGTAAGGCACTATAGTATCATCATTCCGATAGTAGGCAATCTCACACTGAGCATAAGGACTCATTAAATCAAGAATATCTCCTATTGCCATTGTTACTTTCCTTCCTGTTCCAGTTGGTCTGTAAGGCAGGCTGAGCACGGTGTCACAGGGAATCCTAGGAACATTGCAAGCACCTTATTCATTGCTCGTGATTGCTCAATAAAGCCATACTTAGCTTTAAGGTTAGATAGGTCTACCTGCCATACCTCAAAGGAAGTGATAACGGCTGTGAACATGTGCTTTAGAAGACACCACATATCAGGGTTACCTTCCTCATTAGCCTGCTCCTTCAACAGCTTCATTGCCTTACGTCGATTTTCTGTGGTTTCTTTTAAAAGTAGCTCAGTCTCTCTTAGAGCTTCGTCTACTTTCATAATCTCATCTTGGTCTTCCTTTGCATTGTCAGCATACCAGAATGAGAGCTTATCCTCATATTTTCTTACAAGGATATTCATGTGGTACTCAGAGGCACAGAGGTTCATGATATTTGTAATCAGGTCTTCTGTGATACCTACTGAGCTATCTTTGTTTACTGTCATTTAAGTCCAAGCTCCTTCATAAAGTTTTCTACATCTTTATCATCTTCGTCATAATCGTCTTCATCTGGGTCAATTACATCAACATCTTTCACAGGAGCTTCTACTCCGAACAGTTCTTTCTGTAGCAGTTCCTTGTATTCTGAGAGCTTGCGCTCATATTCCTGTGCATTAGGTGTGACACGCTCTGAGTATTCTCTTAAAGCGTCAGCGATTACCTCGTTACGCTTAATCCCAAGATACCCTGAGATAGTCAGTAAGTTGTCTGAAAGCTCCTTAGGAAGCTCAATTTGCATTTTGATACTTGTCTTAGGCATTAAAGTACCACCTCCTCAATTTCCTTTTTATCACCATAGTAGATTTTATAGTTCAGGGTAGTCTCCCTAATCATACACTCAAACATACAAGTATGTGAGATATATCTTACAAGGATATTATCCCCTACATCTACTGAGAATTTCAGAGAGACATAGTTCTTAGGTAAGGCATGTTTGAGGTTAAACACCTCCATGGCTGACCAATATCGCCCTACATTATCTCCAAGTTCCTTCTTGATATACCCTGTGCCCTTAACCCAGTTATCCATGTAGTAGGTATCCTTGTCTGTGACTAATACATACTTGGGGTTAAATTCCTTCTGCTTTTCACAGTAGCCCTCAGGGTCTAGTAAGAAAGCCTTTCGATTTTGTTTCTTAATGTCACGGTATTCCTTCTCTGTGTAGCAATTCTTATCCCAGATTATCATGATAATGCTCCCGTATTAGCTTTTGTACATCATGCAGGGAATAGCCTAGATACTCCTCAAGCATATCGCTTAGTTTGTCGTCCTTAGCAACCTTATCTGCTGTACGGTAGAGGCTATTAACAGCCCCTGTGATATTCTGTACAATAGGATAGATATTAGGGTCACCATTCAGGATAGCCTTTACTACTTCCTTATTCTGGAATACATCAGTAACCTTGCGCACAGAGAATGTAATCAGGTCATCTGTGACCACAATAAAGTCGCCTTTTTTGGCTGCATGTACGTTTCCACCAGCATAGGTGTAGTGCTCATTGCCTTCCAGACATTCTACAATGTGTAGGCACTCAGGGAGTATTCCCCATTTATTACAGTATTCTTCTATCATTATTCCTCCTTAGTGAAGACCCCAGCCCTTACCGATTTCTACATCGGCTACAAGAGGCACTTCCATCTTTATCCCTTTTAGTATTGAGGGGTTCTCCATATGCTTCTTAATAATTTCAGCAGCTTCCTGTGCATAACCTTCCTCAGCTTCCACAAGGATTGCGTCATGTACTGTACCGATTATTCTAGCCCTGCTGTGGTCTAAATCATCTGAGAATACGATGTCTGCCATGGCTGAGATACAGCAATCACTTCCAAACCCTTGCACAGCAGAGTTAAGAGCCTGTCTTTCAGCAGAAGACCTTTTTACCCAATCATCAGACCAGATGTCCCTTAAGAAGCGTTTACGCCCTATAGGAGACTCTACATACCCATAGCTTTGAGCAAAGTTAATGTTCTTCTTATGCCATGTAGGTAAGGTGGGATAAGCTTCAAAGAATTTGTTACGAAAATCTTCTGCTTCTTCTTGTGACAAATCTAACCCATATCCCTTTGCATAATCTCGGAATGACTTAGCCTGCATACCATAGATAAATCCGAAATTGCATTGAGGAAGAATAGTTACTTTTCCGTTTAGTCTAGTTACTATTACCCCTTTTGGCATTTGGACACAGTAGACATCACCTACTTCTGTCGGTTCTTTAGGAAAATCCTTAGTAGATACTCTAGCATAAGTGTCTTTGTTCATGTTATAGGATAGGCAATATAGAGGAGCTACATTATTAGTATTCTCAATATTGAACTCAGATATTCTAGCTCTTATACCGCTTAGAACAGCCATTTCTTGCATAAGAGATATTGTCTCATAATTTGAACAAGTAAATCTGCAAAGACCATGAGTATCTAAACTTCCGTCCCAATGCTGAGCTTCATCTAGGTAGGCTAGAGGATTAAGCACACCAAGAGAAACCCTCTTCAAAGTCTTACCTCTATCTACTACTTTCTCTAACAATAAGAATAAACTCTCATTATCTTGATTGCTTCTCTTTATAGAGTAATGATAGTAGTCTTTAGCAGAGTCTCTAAAGTGTCTTGTAAAGGAAATTCCTGCCCCTTTCATAACCCTTAAGAATCTAATATGCTTTCTCTTCTTCTTAAATGAAAACTCAACAGAAGAGAAATTTTCAGTTATATGACCATCACTAACCACAGAAGCTATTGCCCTTGTCAGACTATCCTCTACATAATCCTTTTTACAAGATAACCAACCTGCATGAGTTGTCATACTCTTTCTTGATTTTGGCAAAGTATGTACACTATCCATGGTTATTATAGTGTTGATAGGTTTATCTACATAGCTACTAGACATGTGTGTTAGGAGAATATTATGATTTCCCGTACAAGCTATATCACAATTCTCATTTGTAAACCTATAAATAGGTTGGTCTTCATACTTTACAAAAGCCATAGGACTAGCATAGGTTATCTCTCTTGTTTCCTTATCATACTGAGCTACCTTAGTTACTCCGTCATACATATTGAACGGTACAAACCCCTTATCTGTCAGAATTTCAGTATCTCCACTGAAACATGACTTAGCCTGAGTACGTTTTCTCTTAAGTTCATCATGGTCTAGTCCTTCAAGGTTTCCAAACATCAGCTCTTGTGTTTTTGTATGCAAATCGCTTCCTGATTGGTAAGCATGTATCATATTCTTATCTCCTGAAAACTCAGCAGCTACCCGCAACTCAAGCTGGGAGTAATCCGCTTCTATAATATTATACCATTTTCTTCCATGTATAATCCCCCGTACATTGCTATTCTGCGGAACTTGCTGGAGATTAGGATTTGAGCAGGTTGTCCTTCCTGTCCTAGCTGTGATATTAAAGCTAGGGTGAATTTGTCCGTCTACCGCTATCTCGTCCCATGACTTGATAAAGGTATCCAGCTTCGTCAGTCTCTTGTACTCTCTCAGGTTCTTAGCAACCTCACTCACAGCTGATAGCTCAACAAGAGTTTCATCATCTGTGCTAGGGTTTCCTGAGCCACTCTTCTTCACAGGTTTCAGTCCCAAGGACTTTCCAACCTCTTTGCCATCTACAATCACAGGAGCACCCTTCTTACCAAATAGTACCTTGGCTACCTGCTGTGTTGAGTTCCAGTTAATCTCAGCCACCTCATTGAGCTCTTCAAGGAGCTCTGTGTACTCGGCTCTGAGCTTCTCACTTACCTTGTGTCGCTCAGGGTCAAGATAGATACCTTGTTTCTCAATGATAGAGTAGGCTTTATAGGCTCTCATTTCATGCTTATATACCTTAACCATCTTGTACTTTGTGATGATTTTCTTGAATATAGGCACTAGCTTGAGCGTATATCGTGTGTCCTTCTTTCCATAGACAACTAGCTTCTTGTTATTAGCCTCTACAAGCTCCTGTGTCACGTCTTTTAGCGTTTCTAGTATGATTGTACTGTCAAGGCTTTCAAACGCATTACAGAGCCTGTCAGTGGCTTCTACGGACATTCCAGTGATAAGTATATCACCTTCAAGTTCATCATAGACCTGCTGAGCTAACTTATTCATAGCTGTCCTATTCTCATGTACCCATTTTCTGGTTACATCAAACGTTCCATCTCCATTGTCAATGAGGTTACAGGCGTTTTTCTGTGCCTTGGTTTTTAGTCCTGACAGGAAGGCATTAGCATTTTCCTCAGTAGTCTGTTCCATGACAAGCTCTACTCCTGTGAAATACTTTGTGATAAATCCTTTGAGTGTAGTCAGGCTGTCTCGCTTACCTGAGACTTTAATTTCCTTGCTCACATCATAATCATCACCAAAGTATTTTACCACAAGAGGCTTCAAGCCAAGCTCTACTTCACCAGATACATGAGCCAGCACCTGTGTATCCATGTAAAGCTCCACGAATACTCCTGTGTGAACATATAGGAACAGAATATCAAACTTGCCATTGTGAGTGACCATATTCAGCTTAGCTATGGCTTTCAGGAAGGCTTTCCATTCCTCTTTTGTGTACTGTTCCCACCAGATGAAATGGTCATATTCCTTCCCGTTAAAGTCATAGCTGATTTGCACAGAGACTATCTTGTCCCTGTATCTATCCAGCCCTGTGGTTTCAATATCTAAGGAAAAGAGCTCTACTGTTGATAGCCGTTTAGCCAGTACCCTTAAGTCTCTTTTCTTCATATTACCGTCCTGTCATTGTATAGTAAGCTCCTGTGCCCATCATAGCTCCTGCAAAGTAAAATACTACTGCTGAAAAGAAGCTGATAATACCAATCACAGGACCTACATTAACCAGCTCAGGAGCAAGCAGGCTTCCCATAGCGATATACATTGCAAAACTAGCAGGTACACAGAACAGTAAAGTGATTACTGTTCCTAGCACCCAAGCCATAAATTTCTTCATTATCTCATTCCTCGTCTTTTTTCTGCCTCGTTGGCAAGTCTTATACACTCAGCCACATGGTTGTGCATGTGTATTAAACTCTTCTTCACAGTAGACATTCTCAGCAATACCTCTTGGTAGTAGCTTCCTACAGCCTCAGAGCCTCTAAAGTACATTTCATCTAGGTAGGATAGCTTTAAGAAATATCCGTTACCAGCGTCATATACACTCTTTATGAGCCTTCTAGGTACATAGGCTACTGTGGCTCGTTCCATGTTAGGTAGGCTGAGCTCTACATAGTCTTTCTTAGCAAAGAACTTTATACATGACTTCTGAATATACAGATATTTCCATTCTTTAGCCATTTATTACCCTTTCTTGCTGAAATAAGCCTTGATACATGCTAGAACAAAGATGATACCAAAAGCAATATTAACTAAAATACCCTCTTCTTTTGAGCCTGTCTTAGGCAATACCTTCTTGTCCTGTGATTTAACCTCAGCACTTGCAGAAGGCAATTCCTCTTGTGTAGACGGTGTCTTAGGCTCTTCCTTTGGTACATCAGGCACATCAAGCTCTGGTAACTCATGCACAGGAGCTGGAGGGAGCACTGGTACATCATCAATATTGATTTCAGGAAGGTCTAGCACAGGAGGGTCATTAGGTACTACTCCACCATTCCATTCTGGCTTGTCTACTACCGGAGGGTCGTTTGGGATAACCCCACCTTGCCACTCAGGAAGCTCAAATAATGGCGCTGGTGGTGTTTGCTCAATATCATTGATATTAAGCTCCGGTTTATCCAATACTGGCGGGTCATTAGGGACTACGCCTCCCTCAAACTCCGGAATGTCATATACAGGAGCTGGGGGTACATCATAAGTGAATGGTCGCACCTTGCCTTTAGCTGAGCCTGTAGCATTAGCCACTGTGATTTCACGTTCAAAGCTATACTCTTGACCCATTGCTGTAAAGCTCAGCACGTTCACTGGATTTTGAAGTTTGTTCTTTAGCCGTGTTTTGTATTCCACACTGATGATGTTCTGAACATCAGGCAAGCTAAACTTAAACCCATTCTTATAAAACTGAACATTAACCTCTGATAGAGGAATTTCTCTAATCCCTACCCAAGGCTCTGCTGAACTTAACTCAAAGATACGCATAGAGCCCTCAACGTACTCATTGTTATCGTCCCAAGTGTCTGATACATTTACATCTGTGAGGTGGTGTTTGACAAAGTTCACTCGTCCTCCCCATTGCACAGTAGAAGGGTCATCTTTATCTTGCCAGCCCCATTTAGCTACAATTTCCTGCGAATTTGCAGGTGTTTGAGGCTTAACCTCTGCCTGAGAGACAATAGTGCCATTGAAGCTGAGGTCATATTTCTGTCCTTCTGTGACTACTTCTTTCTTCCACATGGTCTTAAGTGTCATGTCAAAGCTCTTGTTAAGAGGGTGTTCTGCAAAATAGTTGTTAAAGGTTGTAGTAACCGCTTGTGTTTCATTAGAAGCCACAGCACGTCCTACCACTTCCCCTTCTGGACTAGTCACATCAAATTCCTGTGTAGTAGTCCATTGCAACTGTTCTGGTAGAGTGTAAGTGAGTGTATCACCCTCGTTAATCTCTACCTCATCAGGAATTTCCGTTTTATATGTCAAGTCTTTATTGACATAAGTTTCAGCCGCTTCTGAGCTGTATGTGATTTCAGGTTCTGTGACCTTAATCTGAGTACCTTCTTTAGAAACCTCACTTGCTAGTACATTAGGGGCAATTAAAAGCCCTGCTAAAACAATCATTCCTGCTGTAAATTTCATTTTATTCATTTTTATCTCCATATCCTATCATATTTTTGTGTTCATAAATATTCCCGACTACTTCAAAATGGCTCTGCACATCATTATACCTAAAAGGTTCATACCAAATAGTACCATCATAAGAATTATCTATATAAAACCCTATAGACTCAGATACAGCCCCAAAATCTTCTTCATAATCCCATTTGCCATATTTCACAGTGCTGTTAAATACTCCTGTTTTTGTAATCAGGTCACCTTCAAAGATTTCTTTACTGTTCTTATCCTTAACTCCAGTAGAGCGAAGGAACTCTACTTCATCAAATCCGAAAGTACCACTTTCCTCTATACCCCAGCACAAGTCAATCTCTGATGTATCATACCCTACAGCTTCTATGCAATCAGCAAAGCAATTATACTCTTTAATCCACACCTTAAATTTTGGTATCATTATTTCACCTCCACTATAGATACACCCTCACAAGAGAATACCCAGCCAAAACCTGCTTTTTCTAGTTCCTCTTTTGTATGATAAGGGGTAAAATATTCTCCTGATGTACCATTACTGAAATACCAATAACTATCTGCCTTATTATACTTTAGGAATTTATAAATACTGGCTACTCCTTTAATACATACCGTATACTTAACAGGTTGCTCAACCTCATAACCATTTAACCAAGCTCTAGCAAACTCATCTTGGTTAGATTTAATCCATGCCATAGCCTCTAATACACTACCTTTATAATCATCTGCTAAACCTTCTCCAAATTTTCCTACAGAGCATAGCGCTCCTAAAAGAAAGAATTTATTAGCCTTACAGTAGTCAATCCAATCTGCCACATGTTTTGGCACTAGTTGTTTTTCAGTCATAAGCTTTCGCCCTCCATGTTATCGTTAACTCATATCCCCCACAGTGTTCACACTCATAGGGAACATGGTCTAAAATAGTTTCATATTCTTTTTCACAATCCTTACAATAATAATCATATACTATCATTTATCAGGACCTTTCTTGATTAGCTGACCAAAATCAGCTTCCTCGTCGCTTAGGTACTGTAGTTTAGCACCTCTAGGGTCATCTACCTGTAGGATATAAACATCACCAGACCTAAAGTTACGGAAATAAGTCGTCATCTTAGAGGTAGTAGCTCCTTTACGTTGCAAGGTAATCATACTTTCATACCAGCCTTCGATAAAGGTAGAGCCATATAAGTCGCTTGTACCTACCTTACCTCCACGCTCAATCTTGCGTGTGTGATGTACTATAATCACAGAGCAACCTGTCTCATCACGGAACTCTGAGACTGCACGTAGCCTATCAGCCACATCTTGGTGCTTGTTAATATCACCAGAACCAAACAGCAAGTACATAGGGTCTAGTAT